TGTTGAAAGTCTGTACGAACAGATGGATCAACTGACTGCTGGTGAGAAAGCTACCTACAGAGCTGTTGCAGCTCAAGAAGCTTTGATGCTGTATCAGTCTCTTGATGACTGGATGAAGCTGCGTAGGCTGTCGTCCAATATGCTCAGTATCCAGCAAGGTAAGTATCAGCGACAAATGGCTGGTGCTTATACCGAAGCTCGTCTGCGGGTTAAAGCTGGTAAAGATGCCGACAAAGTTATTGAGCAGTACGTAGAGGACATTGGACAGTTTGAACAGCAGCTGGCTAAAGATGCACTAGACAAACTGCCGTCTTACATCGGACTAAACTCAAACAGCAAAATTATCGAGAAAACTCTTAACAAATTTATTGATCCCAACCTTGAGCCAGACGACAACGATCTTGCTTTGTTTAACAAGATTATTAGCCAGATGACTGTTGCTGGTCTTAACGCTCAAACCCTTGGTTCTTTGTCGGTTACTGGTGACCAAATCTTGGGTCGTCAGATGCTTGCTGGTGGTCTTTCTGGTCTTGCTAGCCAAACTTCCTATGTTGTCCAAACGGCGGTGTATGGAGCCACTAACTGGGTCAATAAACTTGCTGGCGGCAAAATTAACCAGATGTGGGACATCGTTCCTTGGATGCGTGACAAGGAAGCTACAAAAGCTGCACAAACTGAAGCACGTATTGCAAAACTGATGCCTCGAATGATGGCTGAAGTTTCAGGTGATGTTCTTCACTGGTTCTACAAAGGCCGTCAGTTCAACCGAAGCATCATTACTGACTCAGCTACTCCTCTGGGTGATCCCACCAAATTTGGTCAGCCTCGGTTCAGGGATCCTATCCGTGAGGCAGAACAGCTCAAAATTATGCACGGTCCTAACGGGCTGTCTGAAAACTCAATCCTGAATCACCTTAAGAAACACATTCCTAGCGAGAAGTTTGAAAGACTTGTTAACTACACCCAAAGTGGCAACTTTTACCTAGACCTTGCAAACATCCACGATCTGTTCTTCTTGGGTGACGCCAGGGAGCAGATGGGAACAACTGCAATGGGTAAGTTTGGTAAAGCTGCTTACAACCTGAGCCCTCAAGGATTGTTTGACCGTGCCCTTGGTCCTGTTACTCGAGGTGCTGTTACTCCGTTCAAGTCCAAGCTTCCATCTGGTGAACGAGTTGGCGGTTCGCTTCCTTTGGTTGCCTCTGAGACCGGTACTGAACTGATTGGCGGTTTGTTTGGTAACTCCTTTGCAAAAGTTAAAGCTCACATCGAGGTTGAGCAGATGCTGGACGAAGCAGGTCGTCCTAAATACGTAGAGGGAACCAAAGCTTTTAAAGAAGCTGTTGAGAAAAAGTACCGAGATGAATACCTTGCACCTGTAACTGTTGGTGTTGGTGAAAAAGCAGAAACAATTGCTTATTCACTTAAAGATCGTGATTCTCAGCTGCTCGCCATGTCCCTAGACATGATGATGCCTGTTGAGGATGACGTTTGGGGTGCTTTGACTGAAGCTTCTCAAAAGCTGGCTGATTCTGACTACAGCCTGTTCAAAGCGGTTGTTGCTCCGTACACTAAGACGCCTCTTAACGCTCACAAGTTCCACCTTTACTACTCGCAGCCTCTGCCGTTTCTGGACGCTACCGGCATCGGTGCTCCTATGGGGATTCTTCCAGAAACCCTTGTTGGCATCCGTCGTGCTGTTCAAAAGCACAACGGCAGCAAGGAACTGGCAGATCGGATTACTGGTTTCCAAAGCAAGCTGTTCCACAAAGACGCTCGAGTCAGAGCTGAAGCCCGTAGTGGTCTTGTGATGTCTACCTTGCTAAACACCGCTGTGTTTGGTTTGGTTGAAAGTAACGCTATTGAAGTTACCGGTGGTCAACAGACTTCTTACCGAGAAGCTCTGAGTTCTAACGTTCCTGCTTACAGCATCAAGCTTGGCGGTCAGTGGGTTCCTTACCGCTTCCTGCCGTTTGTTGGTGAGCTTCTGGCGTACCACGCAAACCTCAGGGATTACAAGCGTCGTTCAGCTCGAGGCGGTAGCCAGTACCTGCTGGGCTCTGCCATTGTGGCTACGGCTCAGACGTTCCTTGATACCCCTGCAATTGCTGGTATCGACACGATGATCTCTGCTCTCAGGGATCCTTCAAAAGCTGAGCAGTTCTTCATTGATTACTGGGAGCGCATCGGTGGTGTCCGTTATCCGGTCCTGAGACAAGCCCTTCTCCGTACTGGCATTGAAGCCTACGGTTCTCGTCCTGTTGTCAGCGGTGCTCGTGCTGGTGTTCTGGAAACTAAACAACCAGGCCGTCAAGATCTGACCGCTGGTGAGGGTGAAGAGTTCACTTGGAGTGAAGGTCTTCGTGACCTGTTCCAAACGAAGAACTTCCAGCTTCCGGTTCAAATGTTCGTTGAACGAGCACAAAGCATCGGATTGCTTCCTCTTGTTGAGTATATGGACAGCTTCAAAGGGGAAGTAATGGAAGGCGATTATCGCCAAGCTCACTGGTACAAGAAGGGTGACATCACCTACAGCAACCCTTCAGAGCGGGCAACGATGCAGATGTTCCTTGGTCGTCACTGGCCTGTTCCTGCTGAATCCGATCCTGTAGACGTTGAGCTGTTCCGTAACGGTATTACGCCTCCTACTCAGGTGTTCCGTAAATACGGCATTGTGGCTAACGAAGTCATGATCAACCGTTTCCGTCGCTTCCTTGGTAGTGAGTATGAAGGTGTAGATGGTAAGCCTTTGGAAGAAATCTTCCGAGACACCATTGAAAACAAAGTACCCATTCCTGGTCTTGTAAACGTTTACTACAAGGATCTTCCTGAAGATGAACGGAACTCTTTGGTGATTGATCCTGGTCCTCTCGAGGTCATTGACACAGACAACGTTGTGACCAAACGTACTGCTCTTATGCAGATCCGTTCTGATCACGTTCAACGTGCTGTTATTCAGTTCTTGGCTGGTGAAAAAGAGATGATTGAAGGCGCTAATGTAGTTAGAAAGCCCATTGAATTCTCGGCTCCTGAGGACGCCAAACGTGCTTTCCAAGAGTACAAACTGTCGAAAACTGCCCTTTAACTAAATGGCTTACGCATCAGCTCTTTACACAAGTGCGTCTGGCACTACGTTTGCTCTTACGAACAGCGACGGAGATGCCATTGAGTATCTCAAGCAAAACGATATTGCTGTTTATGTAAACGACGTTCTTCAGACCGTCACCACTGATTACACCTTTAACTCTGCTGGCACTGCAATTGTTTTAAACACTGCTGTCAGTGGAGCTGAGGTTTATATCATCCGAACCACAGATATTAGCGAGCCTGTTGTTAACTTCACTGCAGGCTCAACGCTAACGTCTACTGACCTCAACAACTCAAACGAACAATATCGATTCGCTCTTCAAGAGTTTCGAGACACCTACGCAGCTCTTACTGAAGGTACTGAGGACCTCGGTGAGTTCCCTGGCATCATTGACAGCACTGAGGCTTGGATCTCAGACGACAGTCACTGGCCTACGACTGCAACCCTAGACAACCGTTTTGTTGATCAACTCAACGACGAAACGATTGCTGGTGTTAAAACGTTTAGCAGCAGCCCTGTTGTTCCTACTCCTACTAGCGGCACTGACGCTACCAACAAGGATTACGTAGATGACAACCATTGGGATGTCGATGGAGAGACCATTAACACTGCAGAGCAGACGGCTCAAGTCATCGCTTGGGACGACACTAAGATTGCTACTGCTGGTGCGATCTCAACTCGCCACGATCTTGTCATCAGCGGCTCTGAACCTACTACAACTCAGCCTGGAAAGCTCTGGTACGACAACACCTCAGGAGCTACTGCACTAAAACTGTATGACGGTAGTGGCTGGCAAACTATTACTTCGGGTAATCCTTACATCCCAACTGGTAACACTATTATTCGTTATGTAGACGCAACAAACGGTAGTGATGCAGTAAGTGTTACTGGTTACCTGCCGCAAGCACCTCTTCAATCAATTAAACGTGCTGTTGAGCTTGTCAACGCTGATGGTGCTGATGGGACGCTGATTGTTGTTGCTCCTGGTGTTTATCAAGAAACACTGCCTATTCAGATTCAACGGGTAAACGTTTCTATTGTTGGTTCTGCGCTTCGTAGCTGTTTTGTTCAGCCTACGCAAGCTACTGAAACCAACACGATGTTTGAGGTGAACAGCGGTACGCTGCTTGCCAACATGACTTTCGTTGGTCTTAAAGCAAGCGGTACTGCTGGTGGAAACGCTGTAGACCCTGGCACTACGTACGGTCTGCCTACTAACCAGGGTTGGGCTGTTGCTTTCTATAACAACGCTTCTATTAAGAAAAGCCCCTACATCCAGAACTGCACTAACTTTGCTGATTCTGGAATTGATAACTCTGTTAAATACGATCAAACAAACTTGCCAGGGTCTGGTCTTGGCGGTGATCAAACGTCAGCAGCAACTGGCGGCGGCATCCTGATCGACGGTAACACTCCTATTTCAACCAGTCCTCTTCGGAGTATGGTTGTTGACTCCTTTACGCAGATTCTGCTTAATGGTCCTGGTGTTCTGTGTACTAACGATGGTTATGCACAGTTGGTGTCGTTCTTTGGTACGTTCTGTCGTTACCACGCCAAAGCACTCAACGGTGGTCAGTTAAACCTCAGCAACTGCACTACTGACTTTGGTGAGTACGGTTTGATCGCAGACGGTAAGAGCCCTACCAATATCTTTACCTCTACTGCTAACGGCGCTACTACTACAGCTGATACGTGGTTCCTTATTAACGCAACAACTGCTGACGCTGGCTGGCACGGTGATCAAACCAACCCACGTCCACAAGACAATATGCTGGTTCAGATCGGCGGTAACGCTGATGGAACTGGGGGAACTATTTATCCCGTTACACAGGCAGATGTTAGTGGCAGTGGTTGGAAAGTTTACATCTCTAACCCAAACCCTCTTAACTACAGCGACAACCTAGGTCTTTCTGCTGGATTTGCAGACGGAACCACTATTCGGTTCTTCCTGCGGTCCATGATCAGCACGGGCGGACATACCTTTGAGTATGTTGGCTCTGGTACTGATTACAGGGCACTACCTGATTACGGTGGCGTTGCGGTTGAAGCTAACCAAGTTAAAGACCTAAATAACGGTAAGGTCTGGCAATCAAGCACTGACCACAACGGTAAGTTTAAAGTTGGCGATACTTTTGAAGTTGACCAACAAACTGGTTTTGTCACTATTGATCCTGGAGCCAGTTCGTTTGTAACTAAAACTGCTATTACTGGTTCTGCTGCTCTACCTGTTGGTACTACTGCTCAACGAGACGGTTCGCCTTCGGCTGGTTACATCCGTTTTAACAGCACCGACAGCAGTTTTGAAGGTTATGACGGATCTGCCTGGGGTGCTATTGGTGGTGGTGGTGCTACTCCTGCTGGTGTGGCTGGTTCTATCCAGATTAACGACGGTGCAGGCGCTCTTGGTGCTGTAACTGATTTTAAGTGGGATTCTGCCAACACTGAACTTGATGTTCCTGGTGATATCAGTCTTGATGACGGCGGTACTTATACCACTACGATTCAAAGCATCACTGCAACTGCTGATCGCTTTATCAGCTTCCCCGATGCAACTGGTGTTGTTGGTCTTGTCCAAGGCACTAACGGTGCTCTGCAGTACAACAATGCTGGCGTTCAAGGTGGAGCTACTGATACCAGTGTTGGAACTAGTGGTGACATCACCATTGGTGCTAACGGTGCAGCTTCTACTCCTCCAGTCAAACTTGACGGTACTTGGTTTAGCGGTGGAACGTCCACTACGACTAAACCTCAGCTACTGATTGAACCTAGTGGTTCTACTTCTACTGCTTGGAGTACTGGTGGTACTGGTCTTGGTGTCAATGCTGCTAGCGGTTTTGCAGGTAACTTGCTTGATCTGCAGGTTAACGGCACTAGCAAGGTTGTTACCGACAGCTCCGGCAGGCTGTTGGTGGGTACGTCTAGTGCGCGTACTAATTTCAGCAATTCGACTGACGATCCGCAGCTTCAAATTGAAAGCTCCAACGGATTTGGCTGGGCTTCTATTAGAAACTCAAATTCCTCTGGCGGCGCATACGTTTATATTGCTAAATCAAGAGGGACTGGTAATGTTGTTCTTCAAAACAACGACGTTATTGGTGGTCTTAACTTTGAAGGTAATGATGGATCTGAATTTGTAACTGCTGCTCAAGTTAGGGCTGAAATAGACGGCACCCCTAGCGCTAACGACATGCCGGGCAGGTTAGTGTTCAGCACTACTGCCGACGGAGCGAGCAGCCCGACGGAGCGGATGAGGATTAGTTCCAGTGGAATTGTGCAATCCCTTGGCGTATATAACGAAACTACGGGCAATGCTGCCAATATGAACGTCAGCTCTTTGGGTACAATCCAAAGAAGCACCTCTTCAATTAAGTACAAAACACAGGTAGAGGATTTAGACGAGACTTACGCAGATGCGTTGCTGGAATGTCGTCCTGTTTGGTATAGATCAACTTGTGCTGCTGATGATCCAACGCACAGCTATTGGGGTTTTATTGCAGAAGAAGTAGCAGAAATTGATCCACGTCTTGTGCACTGGAAAACGACAGAGCCAGTTGTTCAAGAAAACGGTAGCATTGAACACACGCCTTGCGAACCAGAACCAGAAGGTGTTGCCTACGACCGCTTCGTGCCTCACCTGCTAAACCTGATTAAGCGTCAAAAGGAGCAGATCGAAACCCTAGAAGCCCGCGTTGCTACACTTGAAGGTAACTAATTAAACAAATGAACTACACAATTACGATCCCTGACAACCTAGTCCCTGGCATCGTGGCTACTGCCTCTGTTGAAGGTAAAACTGCTGAACAAGTTATCGGTGAGTACGCTGTCGCGGTTGCCAACAAAGCTTGTCAGGATCTGAAGGTTGGACCGTATTACGTCGGTCCTTCCGTTCCTCGTTTGATTGAAGATGGTCGCGGTAATCCGGCTTACACCGGACCCGATGCCATCCCTTACGTTGTGGTTTACCCCGAGACCACTACTGTTACTACTGAAGTTACTGACCCGGATACCGGTGAAGTTACCCAAGAAACCAACGACGTTGCTTGGGCAGACGGTGACCAGTGGACCGACCCTGTAACCAGCATTGTCTACGAGTACAGCGTGGACGAAGAAGGTAACGGTTCTTGGGGACCGCCTACTCCGGCTGAAGAGGAGGTTGTATGACTTTAGTTTGGGCGTCTGGTTACAACGGGATCACTGATCCTGACGCCCAGACGTATATCGCTGCAGTCGAAGCAGCAGACGGTCAAGCGATTGAAAATGATGTCGCTTTGGCGATTAACGACTTTGTGGTTGGCTGCAAAGATGACGGGATCTGGGACGCTATTAAGGCGTCCTGTATCCTTGCTGGTGCTAGAACTTTAGATGGAGCGTTAGTGCCGCTCAAGGGGACGGCGCCTACTAATTACAACTTTGTGGCGGGGGACTACAACCGGGAAACTGGGTTAGTGGGTACACCTGCAGTATCGTATTTAGATTCTGGCTTGGATATGCAAGATGTTCCTGCAGATAGCATACATCAAAGTGTTTACGTTACAAGTGCAGGAACCAATACTGCTTCGTACATTGGTGGTGTTTATCTTAATAACGGCGCATATTTAACCGAGATTCAAAGAACATCAACAAGCCTTACTTTTCGCAATAGAAAGACTACAGGTTTTATTGCTACAGGCAACCAAGATTCAACAGGATTTTTAGGGACTTCAAGGGGAGATAGTACTCAATTTGAGTATAGATTAAATGGATCTACAGGAACACAGGCTGCCACTTTAGGTAATCCGCCCAATGGTGATTTTTCTGTGTTTAGAAGGACAAATCATACTCGTACAAACGCCCGCCTCTCCTTCTACTCCATCGGAGAATCCATCGACCTTGAAAAACTTGACAACCGCGTTTCAACCCTTATGACAGATATAGGAGCTGCAATCCCATGAGTCCGATTTCTATTCCGGGGAAGGTGACGCTATCTCAAACCCAAGTGTTTCCCGACGATTTGGATGCAGCAGCTTATGTTTTAGCAATAGAGGCTGCTGATGGTCAGGAATTGGAACCTGCTGTCCGGTTGGCGTACAACGCTTTTATCAAGGGATGCAAGTCTGATGGCATCTGGGATGCAATTAAAGCAAGCTGCATTCTGGCTGGCGCTAGAACTTTGAATGGTGCATTGATTCCGCTTAAGGGGACAGCACCAACAAATTACAACTTTGTTGCTGGAGATTACGACAGGGAGACGGGTTTGAAGGGGAATAGTGCGCCATCTTCGACTAGGTATCTCGACAGCAACAGGAACAACACTACCGATCCCCAAAATAACAAGCATATTACTGTATGGGTTACATCGCCAGATACTACCGCAAATTGCTCTTATTTTGGAGCGGGCGTTAACCAATCTGGATCAAGCACACATTTTGGCGCCTCAACCACCGGACATTATTTCAACCTTAATTCTTCTTTGTTACTGGTAGGCGACAGTTACAGTAACACTGGACTTATTGGAGCTAGCAGATCCAATTCAACTCAGTTTGTCTACAAAACCGGAGGAGCTTCGTCGCCAACTACTGTAGCGAATACAAGCGCCGCCCCATTCAATGAAACTATCAGAATCTTCCGAAGGGGAAACCTTAATGCTGCATATACAAACGCCCGCCTTTCTTTCTACTCCATCGGAGAATCCCTTGATCTCGCCCTTCTAGACTCCCGCGTAACCACCCTTATGTCCGACATTGGAGCTGCTATACCATGACCTACAAACTAACCAACACATCCCAACCCGCTGACCCGTATTACGGCGCGGTGTCGTTTCTTATGGAGGTAGTGTCATGACTTGGAAGATCACTGGAACATCCCACCCTTCAATCGTCACTGATGGACTAGTTCTGAATTTAGATGCCGCTAACCAGAGTTCATACCCTGGTACGGGTACAACTTGGACTGACCTGAGTGGCAACGGTAACAACGGCACCCTGATCGTCGAACCAACTTACAACTCTAGTAATCTTGGGTCTATCGTTTTTGATGGTACTAATTATGGGACTATTCTCGATGATAATTCTTTAACAAGTACAACATCATTAACTATAAATTGTTGGGTTAAAGCAACAGCATTTAATTCCACATACAGTTCACTTGTAGGAAAAGGAACTGCTGACACAAATGAAGAGTATGCCGTTTTGTTTCACTCATCATTTTTGTACTTTGATGTAGGTTCAGGTGGTCCACTTACACAACCATCATATACTTTTAATACTGATACTTGGTATAACATTTGCTGCACCCATACAAGAACATCAGGATCATCTAGTTTGCTATGTTATGTAAATGGGGTGTTTTTAAATAATTCAACTACAAGGTCGACAGATCCTGTAAATGATAATTCTTTTCCAGTATCAATAGGTTCAAGATATCATAATTCTATTACTAGACCATTAAGCGGAAACCTAGCACAAGTCTCCATATACAACAAAGCACTATCAACAGCAGAAGTCTCACAAAACTTTAACGCAGTCAAGTGGAGGTTCGGATTATGACCTACAAACTAACCGACACCTCTAACTTCACCCCACCCGGTTCTTTACCTACTTACTAACAATGATTGCACTTATTCGCCCGCTTCTTTTTCAATTCATTCAATCTGAAAAAGTGAAGCGTCTGGTTATTGATCTGCTCCGTAAACTTGCTGAGCAAACTGACAACACTGTTGACGACCAAGCTGTTGATTTCATCGAGCGTGGTCTCTTTGGCGAGTAGTCATGCGTAAGACGTTTAGCGGGAACAAAGTAAAGCTCCCGTCAAAGCCCAAACAGACGACCCAGGGAAGCAGTAAAAACAGCAAACCAAAACGGGGCAAAAAAGCCTACCGTGGTCAGGGCAAATAAGGCTACAGTTGCAAAGACCTTGTTTTTCAACGATGTTTAAAACTGCTTCTGCTGCTCTTGCGGCTATGGTCCTGGCAGCTCCTGCAGCCATTGCTGGTCCTTTCTACGCCAACATCGAAGCCAACAGCGGCTTTGTTGGTTCTGA